TTTAATACCTACGGTCTACTACCTGCAATGGTGGAGATGGATTACGAGACAAACAATCCTCGTATCCGTTTACTAAATCCATTTGGTGTATATCCTGAGGTAGATAGATTTGGTCGTTGCCTATCTATATCACAGATCATTGCATCCGATGCTGAGAGTATCGCATCCCAATATCCTGAGTATTACGATCAGATAATTGGTAAGAGTGTTTATGCTTACGCATCCCCTTATCTATCTATCGTTAGATACCACGACAAAGACCAAGACTTAATTTTTATACCAGAGCGTAATAACCTAATTCTATCTAATACACCTAACCCAGTAGGTAAGTGTTTAGCAAGAGTTGCACTTCGCTCATCCTTAGATGGTGAAGCTCGTGGACAATTTGATGATGTTCTATCTGTTCAATTAGCCCGTGCTCGCTTTGCAGTATTACAGATCCAAGCAGCAGAGAAATCTATTCAAGCACCTATCGCTATTCCACAAGATGTACAGGAGTTAGCACTAGGACCAGATGCGATTATGCGTTCTGCTAATCCACAAGGTATTCGTAGAGTTCCACTAGAACTACCAGCAGGAGTATTTACAGAGTCAGGTGTACTAGAGCGTGAGTTAAGATTAGGTTCTCGCTACCCTGAATCTCGTTCAGGTAATATTGATGCCTCTGTTGTTACAGGTCGCGGAGTTCAAGCATTACAAGCAGGCTTTGATACACAGGTTAAAGCAGCACAAGCGCAGTTTGCTAGATTATTCCAAGAGTTAGTTGCACTTTGCTTTGAAGTAGATGAAGTTGTCTTTGGTAGTATGACTAAGACTATTAAGGGAACCGATGACGGTACACCTTATACAATGAAGTACACACCATCTCGTGATATTAAAGGCGAGTATGGCGTAGATGTACGTTACGGCATTATGTCTGGTATGGATCCTAACCGAGCCATCATTGCATTACTACAAATGCGTAGCGATAAGTTAGTGTCCCGTGATTATGTTCGCCGAGAAATCCCAATGGAGTTAAATGTTACGCAAGAAGAACAAAGGGTTGACATTGAAGAAATGCGCGATTCTCTTCGCGTTGCTGTTGCTCAGTATGCACAAGCTATTCCCGCACTTGCTGCCCAAGGCCAAGACCCATCTCAAATCATTGCAAGAATTGCTGAAGTAATCCAAGGTAGACAAAAAGGTTTACAACTAGAGACTATTATTGAGAAGGCTTTTGCACCAGAACCACAACCAACACCACCAGCAATGCCAGAGCAACCTAATATTCCAGCAGTAGGAGCGGCCCCCGTTCCTGCCTCGCAGCCAACTCCAGAACAACAAAGCGGAGAGGCCCCTGCTGCTGGACAACCTCAACCAGATATCGCACAACTACTCGCCTCTATAAGTGGCGCAGCTTAATATAAGGAGGTGAAAATGAAAAAGGGAACATTTCAAAAGTCTGTAGAGGTCAAACCTGTACAAGGTAAGATGGATACATCTAAACCAGTCGGCGGAGAAGTTAAATTCGGTTACGCACCGGCAGGTCGTAAAGGAACAAAGGCTTAATTATTTTATTGACAGGAGCACTGGGTGAAAGATAATAACATCAATCGCCCAGTGCGATTGTCAGATTACTTAGTAATAATATCAGGATTTTTTTTAAATTTAACATCAGTGATAGAAGCACTTGCAGATGATCTGCACCAATTAGCTATCTATCATTCAACTCAGAAGAGCCAAGAAGAAAAAGTTTGGCAAGAATTTTCACAAGATTTAGAAACTTTAAAGGAGGAATAATGGCAAGAGGTCCATTAGCTGGCGCATCAGGTCCAGGTAAATACTCCAAGAGAATAGATATGGGTTTTGGTTCAACATCATATGGAGAAGGTGGCGAAACTGCTGCACTTAATACAGCAGCACCTAAGTCAAAGACTCGTGGTATTGCAGATAACGTAGGTGGCAGACCTGCTAATCCATTAACTCCAGTAACACCATTGTTTGCACCATCACAAAGACCAGAAGAACCTATTACTACTGGTATTGATATGGGAGAAGGCGCTGGCGCATCATCACTTATGATGCAATCACAGTTTGCTGATCGTAAGTTATCAGATGTTTTAGCAGAGATGATTCCCTACGACACTACCGGTGAGATCCAATATCTTTATCAGAACGCTTTATCTAGAGGTAATTAATGTCTGAGAGCTTAAAAGCAGCAGCATATGCAGCAGGGTTATCAGAACAAGATAAAAGAAAAATAGATAACCTTAGTAAAGCATTAACTGTACATAAAAATTTACTTGCTATGCCAGCAGAAGCTGCTAACGCAGTATATAGATCTTTACCACAAGCACAACAGGAAAACCTTGTACAAAACTTTGGCGAAGAAACTGAAGAAGAAAAACCAAAACAAGGTTGGCTTGGCACTGCTAACCATTATACTTTTTATCAAGCATATAAAGGTTTAAATTTCCTAGCTGATAGAGTTAGCCAAACCTATCGTGCTGTTGCTATTCCATTGGTAGAACGTGGTCAGATTGGCTTTGCTTGGGATGAAGCAGGTAAAGATGGCGAGAAAGTTTATAACTCAGGCCGTATTGAAGCAGCTATTAAACAGTATGGCGATGCTCAAGTTAGGATTGCACAAAAAATTAGCGAGGGTGTAGACCCTGCAGATCTAATAAACAATGCTACTGAAGAGGAAAAATATTATCTTCGCGCAGCAGATCCTACAAATGTAAATTTAGTAGATGGTAAAGACTTAAATAGGGAAGCACGAGAAGAATTTGAAGAAGCATTATTAGCGGTTGGTGCTGCCAAGTTTTCACCTGGTCGTCAATTAGCAAATATAATTGATAGAGTAACACCTGGTAATTTAACTCAAATTAGTGCTTTTGGTTTAGAAAAAGGATTTTTTTACAAAACAATATCAGGTGTAACTGATGCAATATTTCGTTTACGTACCGATCCTTTTGTTGTAGCTAGTAAAGCAATTAGATTAGCTAATGTTAATAATTATGCAGTAGATGTAGTTACCGCACAGGCTGGCGGTAAAGGTGTAAAATTTGATAAGTACTTTGATCGCTCAGATACAATCGCTTTATGGGATAAGGCTGGTGAGTCTTTAAAGAAGTTAAAAGATGCTAAAGGTGTAAATCCTCAAGCAGCAGTAGAGGCAAGAAAAGAACTTGCTATTCTTATGCCAGAGTTTGGTCGTTCAGTAATAGATGAATTTATTAAAGGACCAGTTCCTATTACAAATGTTACGACTGCTAAGGCTTGGTTTGAAAATACTAGAGATGTTATGAAAGTTATAACAGAAGGATCTATAGCTCGCCAAAGAGTTCTTCTACCTCGTATGACACCTGGTCGTACCTTACGGGTTAAAACTCTTACACAAACTAATAAAGTGTTTGATATTAGTAAAATATCACCTACTTTAGTAAATGCAGTATTTGGTTCACCTAATGATGCTGATGGATTATTTGATCAATTAGTTCAAATGGAGCCAGGTGAACTACAAAAGGCTATACAGGGTATACGAGTAAAGGGAACTGCTAGATATAGTTCTCTTCAAATAGCAACTGGTTTAGATAAGATTAAAAGATCTTTAACTCCAGTGCCAATGTTTAAGAATGAAACATTTGACCTTGTTGCAAAAGATGCTCCAGATCAAATATACCGTCTTGCAGCAATTTTTATGCCAACTAATTTTGCAACATTATTAAAAGAACTTTATGCTGGTACAAATTCTGTAGCCAAAAAAATGAGTATCTATCAGGCTTTACTAAAACAAACTAATAACTCAAGAGGCTTAGATTTAACAGATACTGGAAATACTGCATCTAGAACATATGCTAAAAAGGGCGATGTTCGACACGGTCTAGGTGATGGTGAATTATCTAGAAAAGCATTATTACCTAGTGAAATGAATACAACAGTATCTACCCCAAGCCTCACAGATTTAGATATTTTAGCCGGCAAAAGCACTATTGCTAAATTTGTAATGGGTACAGCCAATAGTAAATGGGTAGAAACTATGACTAATGGTTGGTCATTCTTAACCCTAGCTGGTCCTCGCTATGCAATTCGTAACGCTGGTGAAGATTTAATGGTTTCTTTAGCTATGGGTACAAGTCCTTGGGGACTTGCGAAACAAAGATATACTGCTACTAGATTAAATACAGCATTACAATCTGTCAAAGGTTTAGATAAGTTAGAAAAAGTTGCAGCAAGTCCACTTGGCATAATGCTTAGATTTATTAATAAAAAAGAAGCAGATGTAAATGCTGCTAGAATAAAAGCAATTGATGAGGAAATAGTTAAAGGTAGAGAAGAACTATTCCAACTTAAAAAAGAACTTGGCAGTATGACTGCCCTAACCTTTGATGCTAAAAAAGCAAAGGTTATTAATTCAAAAATAGCAGTATTAGAGGATAAAATCCAAGGTGGAGTTGCTGGTCAGACTAGAAAAATATTAGCAGAGTCTTTATCTAAAGGTAAGATAGATACTTTTTTACGCCAGTTTGGTATTAAAATAGTAGATGATGAATCTATAGAAATATTAACTGAACAGATTATTTATGGCAATATAGATAACCTATTGGCTGAAGTATCTGAAGGCTGTATGAACTTTGCTACCGGTGCTACCTATAATGAGTCAGTACTACAATTAGTCAAAGATCTAGGTGTTGATGTTAGACCACTTAGACTAGATTTAACTACTGCTGCTAAACAGTATAAGGCCTCTGCAAGTGTGGCAGGTTTTGGTACTAGAGCAATTACTAGTGATAAGAGCGAAGCATCATTAATCGGATATCTATTACGTCTTAGATTCTTTGGTAATGATGAACTTGGTTCTCTTGCTTTGGCAAACGTAGATTTACCTGATGATCAAGTAATGACAATTCTTCGTAATTGGTTACAGAGTTCAAGAGGTAAACGATTAAAATCTGAAGCAACTGCGATTAGCGAACTTAATATAGATGATATAGTATACGCAAGAGAAGTTCTTGACAGGGCTAAGCAGTTGGTTACCCGTAGAAAAGATGGCAATATAAACAAAGAACTTTTAAATAAGATCCGCGTAAATGATCCATCCGCCCCTCTAGGTAAAGGTGTAAATACTTTTACCATCTCTGGTAAATTAGATTTAGATGATATTAGAAATATAGATATTGAAGATCTACCATTGGAGTATGTTGGGCCAGAGCTAGTACCAGTTGTTGAAGAGTCGCAACGTACTTATAATTTAATGAAAAATGGTTGGGTATGGCTTGGTCTCGCTAATGCTCGTTTATCTCGTCAACCTATGGCTTTGTATGAATCAATTCGTATCCGTAAACAAATGCGAAAGAGTGGGTTTGAACAAAAGTTTATTGATGATTGGACTAAGGGTACTGAAAAGGGAACTCTCAATTATCAAGCCGGTGTAAAAGCAGCTAAGACGGAGTTAGCTAAAGCAGCAGAAGAAAGAGCTATTATACAGGTTCTTTCTTATGTAGATAATCCTTTGATTAGATCTCAGGGTTCATTCGCTATACGTAACTGGGCTAGGTTTTATCGCGCTCAAGAAGATTTCTATAGACGTTTAACTCGTCTTGCCAAATATAATCCAGAAGCATTTGCTAGAGCAGCAGCTACATTTGATGGAATAGATCATAATGGATTTATTCAAAAGGATGAGAATGGCGATGCTTATTTCGTTTATCCTATGATGGCTCCTGGATACAAGATAATGCAGGCTGCTCTGACAGGAATGGGAATACCACAAGATTTTAAAGTTCCATTCCCAGTACAGTTCGGTGGATCTGTAAAGATGTTAACACCATCTATAAATCCAGATTCAATTCTTCCAACATTCTCTGGACCATTGGCAGCACTTTCTGTAACAACTTTAGGTAATCTTATTTCATTACCTTTCCAAGGTTCACAACAAAACGTAGATACTATAACAGGTATGGTGCTAGGTAAGTATGCAGTAAATCAACCATTCCTATCTAGATTAATGCCAGCACACGTTAATAGAGCATTTTCCTTAATGAGTCAAGATGATAGAGATTCACAATATGCTTCTGCTTATCGCAAAGCGGTTACATATTTAGAGGCCTCAGGCAATGGCTTACCAGAAAATCCATCAATAGCTGATAGAGAAGCATATAGAGAAAAAATTAAAAATGCTACTTTAGCTATTCTTGCAACTCGTTTCGTATATGGATTTTTTGCACCAGCTTCAATTCAAACTGAACTTAAATCAGATATGGCTGAGTGGGTTAGAGACTCTGGTAAATCAAGTTGGAAAGATGTTTGGTATAAATTACTTGAGAAGAATAACTTTGACAAAGATATTGCAATAGCAAAATGGATAGAGTTATATCCAAATCAGGTTCCATATACTGTATCAGAATCAGATCGTAAAACAGTAGCCTTATTCCAAAGCGCAGAAGATTCTGCAAAGTTTGTTGAAGACAATCAGGAGTTGTTTAAAACCTATAAAGAAGGTGCTGCTTTCTTAATACCTAATGAGGGTGCATTTTCTTATGATGCTTATAGAACTATGAAGACTATGGGTCTTAGGGAAAACAAAACGGTAGAAGATCATTTAGTAGAGGTACAGTCAGCAGCAGATGCTGAA